TCCGGTTCATACTGCTGGAGTGCGTAATCTACATATTTTTGTTTTGTTAAATCCCATTCTGCCCTTCCGTTCAAAGGCAAAAGCTTGTAACCGTTTTGGTCTCTGATTTTTTTACATACAGCTTTACCGAGAAAGCCATTTGCCCCAGTAACCATTACTTTAGTTCTCATTTATCGATGCCTCATATTGATTGATTATGTTTTTAGACAAATCACTGTAGCCCAATTCTTGCATTATCGTTGCAATTCTATGAAATCCGGTATGATTTTTCTTAACATAATTATGACCGATTTTGGATATAGATTTTCTTTCTTCTTCGTTTTCTAGGTAATAATTAATCTTGTCTCTAAAATCTTCTGGAGATTTTGCAATCACTAGCCCATCCCCAAACATTTTGTACGAAGACACACTGTCTGAGACGCAAAAGCCACCAGAATAAAGAATCTTAAAAATTCTTTCATTAATATCTATTCCAAATTCTTGGGCGTGTGGCTCACTCAAGTTGGGACAAATTTTAGCAGATACAAAAAGATTTTTGACTTCTTCGTCGCCTATTAGTCCGCAATATTGATTAGCCTTCCACCATGGTTGGTTTCCAAATATTTTAACATTATACTGACCAACCGGATCAAGCATTGGAAAAAGGTATCGATCTATAACCAGCCCCTTGTATGGCCAATATCCACCCACAAACCCAATATCACATGCGAGCTTTGAATCGAATTTAGCACCCGAATACACAAGCGTGTCAGCACACATCATAAGTGATACTGGTTTGATTCCTATTGACTCAAAATGATTATGTGTAACATTTACCGCTGATTCATCATAATGTATATGAACAAAATCTGGTTTTCCAGTTTCTTCTTTGAGTTTTTTTAGAATTTCTTTCTCTTTGGCTGAACAATAAAGTATATTGAATTTATTTTTATCAACAATATTTTCATGAACCCCCCAATCTCCAGCCCTAAGACCTATTCTTAAATGGGGTCTTTCGTAAATACATTTTATTGTGGGCTCGTCCAAATTATACGATTGACCCAGAAAAATATCGGGTTCAAAACTGTCAAAGGCGTCAAACGCTGGGGTATTTTTACAATCCCAGAGCGCAACATCAATTCCAAACACACTAAAAGCATTAGCCCAAGCCTTTCTTTGAAAAAGATGGGCGTGTCCACCGTCGCTAGATATCATTACCTTCATTAGCTTAAATCCTTTATGCGGTCAATTTCCAATATAGACATGTTGGATGGCTCATAACATCTGAATATGGCACCCATTGATATCATTTTATTTAATATTTCAAACGATAGCATTTTTTTCTGTGTTGTGTCAAATTTATTAAATATGTTTCTCAGCATCTTTAGTTCCCTACCTGTTATATATGCTATTTGACACCATTTTGTGGGAAGACCATAAGAGAATATTGTTGCCTTATCATTAAAAATAGTTACCCCCACCTCTTTTTCAGTAATCATTTTTTTATTGTCTATTATGACAAATGATTTATCATAATTAATGTTTTTTAAAGTTGACGCATTAAAATATAAATCACCATGCATAAACAGAAAATTATTTTTCATACTATTGTTAAAAGCTAGCCTCATACTTTCAGACGTGTTGGTTTGTTCGTGTATTTGGTTTTCTACTATTCTAACATTTCCCCTCATCTTTTTTATTATTCTATCCGCCCTACATCCAACAACTGTAATAATTTCGGGGGATTCAAAACACTCTGATATTGCTGATATCTGATGTTCTAATAATGTTTTATTTCCTATTTTTATTAAGCTTCTAGGCTCATATGATTTTATTCTTGGGCCAGTTCCAGCCGATAGTATGGCGACAGTGGTATCTGCTATGTTGTTATGAGATTTTTTTTCTTGGGATGTAATATTGGTGGTAAACCTACCCATTACCTACTCCCCAAAATTTGCGCATGTTGATTAAAGATTTCATTTGTCATTTTTAGTGATTGATTATTTCCATGCTCGTTTGCCACGGCTAAGCATTCCGGCACATGTGTCATTATACATACCTTAGATAGTCTTATCCACAAATCATAGTCTTCTGTGCATCCAATAAAACCCTTGCTTGCTGGACCATGAAGCCTACTGTCAAATATTTCTCTATTGGGTAATATTACCTGTTCTATATATTGTTTTTTGATCAACGAATTACTATGAACCATACACCTCTGAAAAAGAACATTTGCGCTATAAGATTCTTTTAGTTCTAATTTGCAATAATTTGGTGTAATTATTTTATAGTCTGCATACGCAACACCAATTTCTGGATATTCGACCAACTTTTCAACAAGTTTTTCAACTTTTTCTGGGTAATATTCGTCGTCAGAATCTAATATTCCAAACACATCTGCCCACTCCATTGCTTGCCACATAGCAACATTTCTAGCAACACTTGCGCCTGAATTCTTTATACGATAAGCAAAGATATTACCCGACTGTCTAAACTCTATATCACCTTCATAATATAAATCTAGCATTTCTATGGACGTAACGGGCTTTGTGACTTCTGATATTTTTTCCCACGAGCTATCATTGGAGCCATCGTCTACAATATAGATCCTGATCTCACCCTTATAAGTTTGATTTAATGCGCTATTAATAGCTTTGATAACATAATTCTCATAGTTATAATTGGCTATGATTATGGCGACTTTAGGATTCATTAAATTCACTCCACGTAATAAAAGTTTCGCTGTCGCTATTTTGCGCGGCGGATTCTACCTTTTCCATAAAAGATCTACTATCAATTATTTCGTCTTGATATAATTTTGTTTTGTTTCCATTTACAAATTTAAACAAAGAAGTTTGAAACAGTAGACCATTTATGTCGTCATATGGTTTTACAACCACCAACTTTTTCATATCTATATTTATTCTTTGGTGAATTTTATATATGAGGTCTCTGGGGATTTTTTCTCCAGATGAGGTTACGTAAATCCAGCCGTTTTTTGCGTGTGAAAAAGCTTGATCTATTCTGGCGGCTCTATTTTTTGGAATTTGTCGCAACTGAACTATATGATATTCTGTTTCTGAAAAATCAAATGAATCTTCTAAAAGCTTAAAAACCTCTTCGTTGTATTCTACTTTGTCGTTAATAACAACAATATATCTTGGTTTGATGGCTTTTTGGTTTTTGATATCTTCTAATGTTTTTTTGAAACCTTCTATTTCGTCTGCTGTATTTGTTTGTAACAAAACAAAGAAACCCAATCTTGGATAAATTTCCCCCATAACGGTGGTCTTTGTGTCTTCAGATTCAATTATAGAAAGTTCTTTCAGCCACTCCTTTGGTCTATAGGTATTACAAAATCTAGACAAAACAAAAAAACCATCATCGTCCGTGTCCTGTATGCCTAGTTTTGAGTCCCTACCTAGCCTACAAGACTTTTGTGCAAACTCCCCCATGTCTGCAAACACACAACCCTTACAGTTACTATGCGGAATCATGAAGACCTCCTAGCTTTTATTATTATTTCAGAAGTGTATAGATCAAAATGTTTATTAAAAATATTAATATTGTGGGGCAATAATTCCTCTATTAAAGATGTAGGAAGTACGCTTTTTATCGGCCCATTTTTAAATAGTATCTCGTTTATAGCTGTTAAATTGATTTCTTCTCTCGTAAGTCTTTGGGATAAAATATCAATATCTGGATTGATTATTACTAATTCTGAATTAATTCTCATTTTAGAAATAATGGTTTTTAGTGCCGCTTCTATCTGGCTAAAGTCAACCATCGATAAAAAACCATCACAGATGATTGATGATGCCTCACTAGCAGTAACTAATTTGTCTAAAGCGTCTAAGCTAGAGACCCATTTATATGAAGGCTCACAAGACTGCGGGGCTATTGCAGATAAATAAATTTTCATTAGTATTCCTTGTAGTTTTTTATGGTGGCATAAAAGATGTCGTTCCATTTTTCCGCAAAAGAATTTAAATTAAATCTTTCATATATAGTTCTTTGTGCGTTTTCACCCATCTCTTTCGCCATGTCTTCATCGGATAGTAGTTGTTCTAAAAAAGATCTTAATTCTTTTGGATCGTTTGATATCATACCATTTACGCCATGTTCAATAATTTCTGGAATCATACAAGTTGCGGTAGATACCACTGCGCACCCACACGCCATAGCTTCCATCAACACAGTAGGAACTGGAGAATGAATAGATGTGTTATAGAATATTCTAGAGCTGTGGTATGTTTCTCTCAGATGCTCAATCGACTTTGCTGGTTCTGATAATCCGGGGCTTTTGCCGACCACATTCACAGGTAATTGATTTGGCGCTCCAAGTCCAATTGTTTCTTTCCATAGTTCCCATCCACAGCACCAATCTCTGTTCGGCCAATCGTTCACGACGGATAAGCACAAATTATTTCTGGTGCCGCCTTGTGGCTCCATCCAAAACCCACAGTCTATCCCGTGTTCAATATACTTGGCGTTTGATTCACTGTGGCCCCATGCGCTTCTATTAAAATCAGAGATAAAAACTTTTTGATCAATATTATTAGATATTTGTTTAAATTGTTCCACTTGTAATGGCACATTCATTCTAATATCGGGGAGCACATGTGTCAATAATATGATTGGTATATTCAAATCGTCTTTAATTCTTTTTGCAATATTTATCCTTTCACATACGGTGTGACATAACACCAGATCCACATCAATATGTGAGGGGGGTGTGTTATCTACAATATGATAATTATTTGGAACATTACCATAATCAGTATCCCAAGTTTTACCATGTTTGATTGAATAAAAATTGTGCCCAGTTTTACATAATTGTTGCTCATATCTTTCGTGGGTGCAAAATGTTAGAATATTAAGCCTTTCTAGCTTATCCATATCTTGTCTACGTATTATAGACCTTATGGCTTCTGGTGTTGCTTTAGTCGTCATTTAACAATCCTTTTAGGTGTTGTCCCATTGGTTTGTGGTCATATTTTTTCGCATTGTTTTTGGCTGCGGAGGACATCGATATAGCTTCATTAGAGTTCCACTTTAAATAAACTTCTCTCATAGCCGAGCATAATTTTTTTAAATCTATTTCTTGCCAGTCGCTTTGTGCTGTGTCAAGATTAAAAATTGTAGACATGGCGCCAAAACATGGAACAGACAAAGAGTCTACAGATTCACCCACACAAAAATCATCCATCCCCGTATGTTTGGTATGTATCACTGGCAGACCTAATACCATAGCTTCTAGCGCTGGAATACAAAAGGCTTCTCCCCTGCTTGGCATAACAAAACAATTGCACTTATTTAAAAGTGATATATATTGATCTTTGTCCATCATTCCAATCATAAAAATTTCATTTTTGTATGTCTTTTTTATTTTTAGTTTTGTTTTAATGTCTTGTAAATATTGGTGTGCGGCGTCCATATCTACTTTTGATGTTTTTATTACAAGATTTACTGGCTCATAAAAATCAAATTCCATGTGGAAAGCCTTGATTAAGGCTTCTATATTTTTTCTTTCTATAAATTCCCCAACAAAAATAAAGTTAAAAGTTGAATCTATCTCTGGTATCTGTATAGATTCTTTACTGGGATCGTAAGCAGACATATCTAAGGAGTGTGGTGCTACTTTAATTGGTTTTTTTACTCCGCTGTTTTCACATGATTTTTTGGCGGCCAAGCTTGGAACCCATATTTCATCCATTAGGTTTATAAAGTTTTGCCATCCTGTTTGTTTAAAATTACTACTTTCGACCGCTAAATATCCTATGTTTTTCTTGTATTTACCATTGTATGAGTATAGATGGGGCAAAGTGTGTTGAATACATATATCACAACCGTCCGTGGGTTTTGATTCTAATTCTTTTATTCTTTCTGGGTAGTTTTGTTGTTGTTGTTCAAATGTTATTGGTCTTGGAACAATGTCTACGCCAGCGGCATCTAATGCCAATATGTTGTTGATACAGGCGTTTGCCCATCCTGTACCGTCCCTATAATTTCCTACATAAAGCACTTTATTCATTTGGATATCCTTTGTTGAGCCATGTTAGATCTCGCTTGCTCCCATTGATTAAGCTGTCTTCTAAAATTAGCCATTTCGTTGCACGCATCTTCAAATGAAAATGGAACATTTGAAGTAAAGGATTGCTTGTGGGATTCGTTAAAGTAAAAATCTTTATTTATATTTTCACATCTGTATCCAAAAGTACAATCTTTCAAAACTTTTCTCCATATATACTTGCCAATCCATTCTGGTTTGTGTAGTATGTCTGTAAATATAAAATTAATTTTATCGACAATAGATACTATATGGGATGGGACGCTGGTAGCTGGCTCAAAAATTTTAGGAGGCGATAGCCAAGTTTCCGAATGGTCTCGTATCGGCACGTTTTTTATGTGTGAAAGCCAAACATTGGCGGCCTTGTCCCAAGTATAACGACTTCTTGCCCTTTTACAAATCTCCATGCCCATAGATCTTATCTCTGATTTCTTATTGTATAATCTTATAAGTTCCTTAATAAATTTTTCATTATCTGGAACAGCTCTGTTACACCCGGTTTCACACTCTAAATAATATGATATCGGTTTGATTCCTATCGCTCCTATATTATCGACCACGGACTGCATAGCTGAGTAATATGTAGATATGACTGGCAAACCACAATATGCGGCCTCTAGCTGCGGCATCCCAAAGCCCTCACTATTAGCATATTGAACATATACATCAAAGATATTATATATTGATGATAGCTCTTCTGTGTTTACGCTATTGCTTATTCCAGCAAGCTGATTAGTTAGAGCGCCGCACCCAAAACAACCATTTATGGAATCTCGAAAGAAATCACAAGAAATTTTGCCACAATTTTTGCATTTATATGTAAATAACACACGACTTGCAAGCCCGTGTTCGTCTAAAAGTCTTGGTATATCCCAGCCAACATCGGGATAATAAGTATGGCAATACAAGTAAACATTATTGCTGTTGATTTGTTTTAAAAATTTTGCAAATGATTTAAAAAGATCGGGATATAGTTTTCTCTTCTGGTTGCGCATGACGGTGCCAATAATCATAGAGTCATCAGAGATGCCCATGTTGTTTTTATGCTGATTTTTATCTGGTATGGGCAGAAAGGCTTCGCTGGCAGCAGGAGAGGCGATATTAACAAAATTTATATCATCGCACTGTTTTAGCAATGTGTCTCTGCCAAATTCTGAATACGCAAATACGGCGTCTGCGGAAGCATATGTGTTTATCCATTGAAGGTCTTGGGGCTCCGCATCTACGGTTGGCATAATTGCCCAATGAAAAAAATCACGAAAAGGAGATCGTTGTTCAAATTCTATCATCCACCAATCACGTATGTCTATCACAATATCCGGCTGAAAATCCAATAGAACGTGATTAAATGCTTGTTCACCAAACTGAGCGCTGGGGCTCGCGTTATACGAGTTTAGTGTGGCGTCTCCGGGGAGTGGTTTATTTGGATAAACTTTCCAAGGCGTAGATGCAATCTGTGGATTATTCTTATCGACATAACACGCTAGTTCAGCAATCTCTAGGCCGTTAACCTGATTTAACCTGTTTAATACTTCTTTAGTATATACAGAATAACCAGTACTCAACCAAGAGGCTTCAGAGCAAAAAAGAACTTTTTTATTTCTTGTCATACTACTACTAAGACCTTTTATACTCTTGTGGAAAAATTTTAAAATTAGTAACCCTAAAAACCACTTCTCCACATTTTTTACTAGGGGGATTTCTAGCTATTGCTTCTACAATCAGAAAATCATTCCTAGAGGCGTATTTGTGAATGGTCGTTGCCGCGCTGTCCCAAGCTTCAAAATTTAGTAGATCTGTTCTACGTTTTTTAACACCATCTTTATCTCGTCTGTATTCTTCAACCTCTAGTGTGAAATTTACAAGATCGGTGGAGTAGGGTGTGGTCAAATTTGGGTCAGTTACCAGCTTTCCTAAGAAATGGCATCTATTCATTTAAGTCCTTTCAAATTTGTGAAACCTTGTTCACAATTATCGAAGTGTTTTCTTTTTTAGAAACTTCGCCAACCAATAAAACGGTGTTATCTTCAACAAGTAATTCTTTATGTTTGTCATAGCAATCTGGAAAAATCGTTATAGAGTCTAACGAACCACTACTGTCTTCGATAGACAAAAAGGCCATTAGCTGACCCGGATTTTTACCTCTTTTTGTTTTATATAACCTAATAGTGTTAATTTGCGCCGCTAATCTTACCTTCCCTGTTATAGAGCCTTTTGCTATGTCTTTGCACAAAGAACTAGAAAAATTCATATCAAAACCATCAGTTTTGTTGCATGTTAACGCACAGCTCATATATTTCTCTTCGTTTTGGGCTATGAGTGGTATATTATCTTTTAGTTCGTGGGGTGGATTATCTAGTATTTGCTTAATATCAACCACAGTTGTAAGCCTACGGCTGTTAATTTTCATATTATTTATCATTTCCTCTATACAGTCGGAGAGTGTCGTATCTTTGTCGTAGTTATCCATGTTTGCGATGTGCTCCTGCTCTCTAGCCGTTAGGTCTTTCCAGCTATCGAACTCGTATAGCATTTCCTCCCTATCTCTTGTGTTGTTTTCCCCGTTAAAAGCACCAACAGATATAAGAGCTATAACCGCACGCTTATTGAGTCTACCCTTATAGATAATTTTTGTTAATACATCCATCCAATTATAAGTAGAAATGTCAGCCTGAGAGGAAATTTCTTCTATTTTCTCACATTCTTTGCGACCAACATTTTTGATATAATTGATTCCAAAATAAATCTTATCACCCTTGTGGGTAAAGTTTGTATATATATTCTTTAATCGCGGAGGATATACTTCAATATCTGAAAACTTGGCATCAATAATTAGCTCTTTCATTTCTTTTTGGGAATCTGGTTTCCGGTCGGAATGATTTAAGTAAGACACATAGAAAGGAACCATCTTGTGGTATTTACAATAAGCGCTCCAGTATGCGTTTATGGCATAAGACACGGCGTGTGATTTATTAAATGCGTACCGATTAGATTTTTCAATCCATGAGAAAATTTCTTCCGCAACTTCTACTGTGATAAGATTCTTCTTTTTGGTTCCAGACAAGAAGGCGGTTTTGACTTCCTCCATTAGCCCAGCTTTCTTTTTACCAATAGCCTTGCGCAAAGCATCGGCATCCTTCAAATCAAAATCTGCTAATTTCTGGACTATTTTCATAGACTGTTCTTGGTACACAAGAACACCATATGTTTCAGATAAGATATCTTCAAGAGATTCATCGGGATATGTTACAGGATCTTTGTTTGATTTTCTATCGCAATAGTGTTGCGTCATAGACTTACCATCTGTGACAGCCTTCAAGCACCCCGGTCTGATCAAAGAAATAAGCGCGGCGAGATCATTAATATTTCTAGGCTTGACTTTTTTGGCCCAAGATCTACCAAGTTGGGATTCAAGCTGAAAAACACCCTTAGTGCGCCCCTCACAAATCAAATCCCAAACCGCTTCATCTTCAAAATTATTAATATCAAACATTATTTTTACTCAAATAGTTTATAGCTTTTTGTAAACCTTCAACGCTGTCACCAAATGCCCCAATTCCTCTATTGCACCTGTGACATAGCCACCCTCTAAAAACATCTGTTACGTGGCAATGGTCAACGACAAAGGGTGCTGCTCTTTTGCTGCCCTCGCCAGAGACTTCCGGTGCTGTTCTTTTACAAATTGGACACTCGTAATCTTCCGGCGGTTGCCCATATTTGGTCCGAAGCTCTTTTCTTTTTTTACTTAAATACTTATTGCAATCTTTACATTCCGTCCTCAAATAATTTTCCCCGCCCCTTTTACTAAAGCATGTTGTAGGCAGTTCTTTTTTGCATTTACTACAAGTTTTATACGTACAATTCGCCATTTGCAAATGCCTTTTCAAATTTTACTTTTTTCAATAAGCTTCTTTGTAGCTTCATAAACTTAATCATCAAATTCGCGGTATCCTTAACGTCTTGCAGTGCGTCGTGAGCATTATCCTTGCTGTCTTGGCCCATTCCAAAATAGTCTCGCATGTAATCCATGCTGTAGCCCTTAACATCCTGATTGTTTTCAAACCAACAATAAATATGTTGCATAATATCAATTGTAAAAATGGGATTGAATATCTTCTGACAACCCTTTTTCTCGTCTACTGGTCCGTATTGCTGACACATGCGCTCGACAATTGGCATATCGTATCCGTTGATGTTGTACCCAGCAGCAATAGGCGCTGTAAATGTTGTGCCCTTCCAGTTGTACTTGTCACAAAACTTAGCAAATTTCTTCCATACTGTTTTTGGTAGTGGTGCTTTGGCTAGATCCTTTCTGTTCTTTCTGGTGATTTCTAAAGCCTTATCCTCAAGCGGAGCAACGCCAGCCTCTATGGCCTTATCATCGTTTATAATTGGTCTAATTTCGCTATCAAATGTACCTCCGGGTTGAATCTCCAGTTTTCTTGCGTGAATTGCCACAGCGGCAATTTGGGTTGGTTGGCACGTATGCGGATTAGCGCCACCCGTTTCAAAGTCGAATACTATAATATCTCTATAATTCATATTTTGCCTCTATTTTTTAGTTCAATAAATTTATTAACAGCCTCATCTATATTATAATATATTTTATAGCATCTGTGTTTGTCTGACCATACCTGATATCTGGATGAATATCTGGTTAGTCCTTTACTGAAATCATTTAAATTGCAAATAGAAACACCATTAGACTCAATAGCGCATCCAGCAAATATAACAGATTTATAGTCTTCTTTAGAAGTGGTTGTGTTATGTTTCTTCATTTGTAATATCCATTATCTTACTAAGTAAATCAATTCCAAGTATGTCAAATTTGACGTGACCCTGACTTTCTAGATCGTTCATTTCAAAAGCCGCTATGGTTTGTCCATTTTTATCTAGTGCCATGGGACATATGTTTTTTAGGGGTTCTTTGGCAATAATAACACCAGCAGCGTGTTTGCCTTGTGATTTATTTGTGCCTTCTATTTTTATTGCCTGATCAAATAACAAAGATAGCGGCCCATCTAAATTATCGTTTTTATCCATAGTACACCACTCCTTTAGAGAGTTCGCGTCGTTTATCAGTGACCACTTGATTATAGATCTATGATCCATAAGTTCTAGCTGGTCAGATATGTCCGCTTCATTTGGTATACTCTTTGTTATCTCATTCATTTCTGCAAATGACACAGCATCGTTAATTCTGAGGACTTCTTTTAGGGCTGCTCTACCCTGTAGCCTACCAAATGTGACCATCTGTGCAACATTTTCTGAGTTGTATTTTTGTTTAATGTAGTCTATTACTTCGTCTCGGTATTCCGCTGGAACATCGACATCAATATCTGGCAGGGAAACATGATCGTCAGTGTTTCGCCCCTCATTGTAAAATCTTTCAAAAAGCAGATCATATTGAATTGGGTCCACTTCAGTTATGCCAACCAGATAAGAAACTAAACATCCAGCGGCTGAACCGCGCCCCGGCCCAGCAATCCATCCCCGCTTTTTAACATGGTTAACAATATCCTGCACAATTAAAAAATACCCAGAAAGCTCTGCTTTGAAAATAACATCAAGCTCTTTTTTGATTCTTTGCAAATATTCGTCTTTCTTGTTTTCATCTTTAATTTTATCACAGGACATCAACCTACTTCGCCAACCATCTCGACAAAGCTGTGTTAGATATTCATCCTCATCAAAACCTTCCGGGCACTTAAATTCTGGCAGCATAGGTTTAGATGTTACCTCATAATCCTCACACATGTCAGAGATTTTATTGAGCATCCTTATGTCATCTTCAGAATCTTTAATTTCTTCTGGTTTTGGCAAATAGAAATTGTCTGATTCAAAAAATTCTTGATTATCTATGGGTTCGCCCCTGTTAAGCATAGACCTAATTTTTGGTAATGTCGTTTTCATGCCCGAACACAATAATACCCTATGGGGTTCTGCTTCGTCTTGGGTTACGTAGAAAACACTGTGTTTTTTATAGTTATAACAAAAATAATTTTTACCAAAAATCTTTTTGTATCCTTTTTGGGGTTCTGTTGTTATGCATATAAGATTTCCTTTCTGTGCCAGATCCTTAAATATTGCTACCCCGCTATGAGATACGGTTTTAATTAAATCAAGCCAGCCTTCTTTGTTTTTTGCTATTATCAGGTATGAGCCAAAATCGCATCCAATTATTGGCTTAACACCATTTTTTCGACAGGCTTGGTGGAAATTAATAGCGCCAGAAACAGTTTCAATATCCGTAATAACACAAGAAGAGTAACCATACTCTTTGCATTTTTGCGCTAGTTTATCGCTTTTTGAGAAAGCCTTAAGCAAGCTAAAATGTGTTTTACAATTAAATGGTATCCAAGTCATTAAGCTCTTTCCTTAATTTTTCAATGTCGCTTTGGTGTAGGTGCATGTTGTTTAGTCTAATTTCAATTTTTTCTTTGAGGTGTTCGGCTAGTTTTATTGGGTTCATTATCTCGTTGCAATAGTAGCCAATTTTATATAGAACGTTGCGAACGTGTGGCGTTTGTATAAAATTTAAAATTTTTGATAAGTTAGAGTCAATATCTCTCCATTTAACATTAAAATTCGGAGCCGTTTCATAATACCACAACCTTGGAAGCCTTTCTACGACTGGTATTGCTCCCATCATGATAGATTCAAAAAATCTAAAGGTTTCAAGACTATTTGCGCCCTGTGGACACAGGGACAATTTGGAGTCACCTAGAATTGTTATATACTCCTCTGGATCTAAACCTCTAGAAAAGCCATCAGTAAATTTAACATAATATTTAAACTTATCACCTGTTTTCTCCATTAAATCATCTAGGTTTCTTTTAAAATAATCCCTAGTTCCCGTGTGAGGTATTTGGCCAACAAAACAAAAGTCGTATTTTCTTTCGGGTAACGGTTTAATATTTTCAACTTTGACATCTCTAAAAGTACCAAGGGGTAGAGGATATACTAGTGGATTAAATATTGGATATCCCCATTTGTCAAGCATAAAATAATGTTGAAATATAGCAAACACGTCTTTTCTATAAAATTCGTTTGGTATGGCGTGCGTTTCTTTGGAGGTTGCAAATACAATGTTTAGTTTGTTATCTTTATAATAGGGAAGTGAACTGGGTGAATCATATTTAACCACCACCCTGTATCGCTCATCTAGTATTGCCGCCAGATGCTCTGCGGTTTCTAGTGTAAAACGATTACCAAGATGGAATTCTTGATTTAGGTCTATTAATTCTGCGGGCATTGTGACTCCATAGAATTTAATTTTGAAATTTCCATATTATAACAGTTGGCCTTGACTTTAAAATAATTGTCGCCATCTGTTTGTCCCTTCTTCAAGAATTTTGCGTCCTTAAAATATTTCTCTTTATCGTAAAGACCTAAAACCCAAGCTCTGGTCCATTTGCCTTTTAGGTTTTCTATTCTCACAAAAACATAATAGTCACATTTTTGTTTAGTGTTAAAAGCGGCGACAGAGCATTCGTAGTAAGGCTTAGGCTCGCTAGTACAACGCTTGGTTTTAACATCGTATGTTACACCATTTTTTATGATATCATAATCATAGGTGTTGTTGATGTCACCTTTAATTATTTTATTAGCGATTTCTTCCCCTAAAAACCCAGCAATGTTTCCGTCGCCTTTTGTAATCGAGTTATTTATTTCACCCATTTGTCGAGCCTTACGCCAAGCTCGCTCTTTCATTTTTTGCGTGATTTCAATTTCAATCATTATCCGGGCGCCTCATAGTATCCAATATTGTGTCCATCTCTGGTACATCTTTGTACCGTATCCTCTTCTCCAAAAGCCTTCAGATGTTCTTCTACGTGCTCACACATCGATATGTTGGTTCCGGGCCATTTGTTCTTATAGAAATGGCATAATTTAGTACACTTAAAATGTGTTCTATTTCTTGATATGGGTTGCGGAAAATCATTTCTTTGTATTTGTTTGAATCTTTTCTCTAGCATTTCCAAGAATTTTTTCTCATCAGATTTGTCAAAGCACATACTAAATGGGCCACCATCCCTGATATAATATATCGACATGATGGCTTGTTTGTATTCAGGAAATAACTTTGATATGGCATAATTATACAACAACAACTGTGGATCTTCAAGAAGTTTTTCGTAAGTTTTTTCTTCTCCTGTGGCCCAGTTGAGCCTTCTTCCAGTTTTCCAATCTATAACCTCTATAACGCCCTCATCCACCTCAGTGACTAAATCTATTGTTCCCTTAATTGCAAGCTGACCCTCTACTATTTTTCCATCCGGCATCTTGTATTCATATTTGGCCCAATCTTCTTCGATAAGAATATCAAACTGTGGCTCAGAGGCTACAACATTTCTTTTTCTTGGATCGAATTGTCCATCATTGTAGCTAAGCGCATCGTTCACAAGCTCTCTACAAAATTTCATATCTGCGCCAGTATAATGGTGCGTACAGTTTTCCGTATAGTATTCGTAGCTTCTATCAAGTAGATCCGTTACAAATTTTTTGGTAAACAGTTTTCTTTCTGTGAATTTTACTTCACCAATGGCATCATCCGTTATTGACATAGACTTGCTTGGATTGTCTTGTAACTCTTTTTTACAAGCAGCCAAACACTCCATAACCTTATGGACAATTGTCCCAAGCTGTGCCTTTTTGCCAGAAATAGATCTATAGCCAAGAACATATGTTATAAAATATTGCATCTGGCAGTAATCATAATTATTATATGAGGAGCTGCGAATATAGGTAACTATCATTATTCGTCTTCCTGTCTAAATTTGTGTATACCACCCACCAACTCTGGTTGTGGGGTAGTATCGTTGTTTGATTTTTGCGGTTTGATCTCGGCCCCAAGCCATCCCCATTCTGTTAATAGCTTTATTATTTCAATATTGGTCTCATGGATGGATAAATTTTGGTTATCGATCACCGCATCAAACCCCTCATAATCGACAAGAGAGCATTCGCTTAAATGGTTATCTTGATATACGTTTCTTGTTAGATTAATCACTTTTCCTCCCGCGCTTTGAATAGCATCAACCTCATTGGGAAAACGACAGTCATCAACCGCCGCCACAAGAGGCTGCTCTCTTTCTATGTCTTTTATAAGTCTAGACTGCCACACATCATCATATATCTTTCTACATACATCAGTACCCAAAAATTGCAAAAATTCTCTGGCGGTCATTTTTCCCGGTTTGTGATAAGTTAGCTTACCATCATCAATTAAGAATCTTATATCTTTTTTCTTTAGTAGTGTTTCATCCGTAATAACTCCGGGCATTTCTTCCCATCTAAAAATCGTCTTAGAGTTTTTCTTAGAGTCCCCGCCATATGCTTGGTCTTCTCCTATCTCAAATAATCCCATAGCAATTTGCTTAAGTGGATCTGAAAAAGAATATTTTTTTATGTATGGCCATACGCTATATGCTGCCCATTCGGCAAATTCCAAATCTGCCCTATTCACATCTAGGACACCCTGACCTTTTTGTTGTTCCCCATCAGCCATGATCACATCTGTATCTATGATAAGTTGTCCATCGGTAGATATAGCAAAATTATCTATTGTTCCATGTGCCCTAAGCTGGTATCCGTGTAAAAAATTTACAGAAGTTGTTTTCCCTGATTGTTTTCGTCCGGCAAACCCAAGAATTCTACTTTTCATTTAATTATTCCTTTTAATTGGGGATTAAGTTCTTTTTGTATTTGTTCTACTGTCATATCTCCCACGTCCTTTTGGGAAATGTGGGGCCTAAAATAATTGAATCTTCTTCCACATTTTTTGAGTATTTGGTTGTAAGCTTTATGGCCCGCCTCGTCAGAGTCGGTAAGTATAACTAAATTAAGGGCACCACTTTTTTCTAGAAGCAATAGTTGATCGTCATTTATACTAGATCCGAATATTCCCACACAATTTTTATATCCCGCCTCACACATTTTCCAAACATCGCCCTGACCTTCTACCAATATAGCTGTTTGTGACTCTTTAATATATTTAGCTGCTATATTTAAACCGTAAAGTATAGATTTTTTAAATCCTTTCTCGTGTAACCATTTTGGTTTTATTGATTCGTTTGTTGATCTACCAACACATCCTATGTAATTATAGTCTTCATCGTAAACGGGAACAACAACTCTTCCCGACATTGGGCGATTTTCTTCAAAACAAAACCCAACATCAAATAAATCAAGTGTTTCTGGGTGAAATCCTCTGTTTATATAATATTCTGCTGGAATTCTTATCTTGGATCTTATCTGCTCTCTGGAGATGTCTCGCATTGGCCTTTCTATTGTTTTATTAAAAATATCAACTATTTTTACATTTTCATTTTTACTGGCTTGTGTTTCTTGTATGTTGTTAATATCCAAATCTAGGAAGCCAGAGCAATATGTAGCCGTTTCATTTAATGAAATTTTTCGATTATCTTTTTCTGATAGAACACCCCTAACAAACCCAAATAAATTGTTTGCAAATTCTTCTTCGCAGTGTTGTGTCCAGCATGACCAGTTTCCTTTTTGGGTCATTCCATCTGTAAATATACAGCACGCTTCTGGATTATCTCCACCATGTACGGGACACGGAAAGGCATATCTATTGGGATATTCCACATACTGTACATCAAGGCGCATTAATAATTCTGGCAGCCTATCAAAAAGTTTTTCACAAATTTGATATATCTGACCCTTGCTCAATCTCTTCATCTACCTCAAATCCCTCATTTATAGCCCTAGCCGCATGATGTAATTCGTTTCTGGTCCTTCCCTCTTCGATTCTACCATATCTACCAAACATTTTCATACTAATATAATCACCATCATCGAGTCCTTCTCCATGTCTTGCGACCACGGGAACCAGTTTTCTATTTCCGTTTTCTGATCCATCATCAGCCATTTCTTCATCTGATTTCATTTTAAAAATGGAAAAGCTTGTACAAAGCCATATGAGCCTATCGGAACCAGAAACAACGTCGGTTGATTCTTTGGTGATTCCGTCTCTATTAAGCTGCACAAACGACAAACATGGAGCATCATATTTAACCATAAAGTTATGAAGTTTCGTTATTTGAAATCCAAGAACCTGATACTCTTGCATTGCGGAGCTAATACTTTCAGAGCCCATAAGCTTAAGATAGTCGTATACTATCAAACAATCTTTTGTCTGACCGTTGTCATCAAATCCTACGTGTTGGTATATCCATTTTCTCATGTAACTTAATACGCTTTCAAATGGCTGCCCCGCAATACTTATGTAGTGATATGGTATATTACTAATTTTATTTTTGGCATCGTTAACTTTTTCTTTATCTATTTCATTTTCTGAAAATTTTCCAGTTGCAATTTTATTGATTTCAACCCCAGATAAATTGGCGAGAATTCTATTGTAGTGGTCCTCCTTGGACATCTCTGTATCAAGGACCAACACTGGTATATTTAGATTACCAGCAACATGCATGGCAACAGCAGCACCAAACATAGATTTACCTATTTTTGGTCTCGCCGCCACCAGATCAACACATTTGCGTCGGAGGCCACCACCAATAGACATATCAAATTTTGAAAATCCGCTTGGAATACCCGCAAAATCTGAAACGTTTTCTGTTAAATACTGAACATAATCATCAATCCCATCTCCAAGAAGCTCTGTTTTCTTGCCAGAATTCTGATAAACTTCTCCTGTCGCATCCAGTATGGGCTCCTCTACCTTAGATATAAGGTCCATTATGTCTTCTTCGCCGCTAATAGAGTTTAGCTGTTTTTCACAGGCTTTAAGTGTTTTCTTTAGGTCTCTTGCCAGCTTTAGTTTGGCTAATTTGGCAGCATAAATTCCAACATTGTCTTTCAAAATTGGAAAATTAAATAAAGATCTAATAAAAGCTATCTCATCTTTGCTGCTTATTTGATCATAGACGCCAAGATCATTAGCAGCAGAAAGAATAGAAGATAATTCAACCTTAGAAATATTCAGTATAGACCTATCTATACAGCTAAATATTAGCTGATTCATCTCGTTTGTAAAATGGGCGGCTTGAATAAAGTCTATTTCTAGGTATGCATCTAAGCCATATTGACAAAGAGCGGACATAACCGCCCGTTCTGCTGCCATATCTTGTAATTTTTCTTCTCTCATCTGCCTAAACACTTATCGCAAGTATAATTTTCTCTAGCGTGAGTTGGGTTTATTTTCAAAGTTTTGCTACATTTTTGACACGTTTGCTCAACTGGTTTATAGGGCGCCCTTCTTCTTTCTGTTGGAGTAAAGGGTGGTGTTGTAATATCAACAGATTCGGTGCCATCATCCACGAATGTGTTGGTTCGCGGTGTTTCGTTTACGGGTGTCCCACCAACCGACGATGGGGCATTTGATGGCTTCATAGTAAAATCAGATTCGTCTTGCTTTGTGTTGGGTGTCCTAGCCTTAGATTTTGGTTTTGGTTTTACGATCAGCTTTTCTATAAGTCTCTGTTTTTCTTCTTCTGACAGATCCCTTAAGATTTTTTCAGCATCAAATTTAGTCATGTTATCTCCTCCTAAATAAGCTATTAAGTATTTGAGCCATGTTTTGTATTCTGTTTGCTTTTCCATCAAGTATTTTTACTCTAGCTTCAGCATGATTTTTTATTTTTAGTATTTCGCTAGCTAGTGGGTTTTCTCTAACGGCTGAGTAATATTTTTCTTGCCACTTGGTATACTTGTCTCCATACTGATTTATTGTCTGAGATATTATATACCAGATACTGGATTCTGCCCAATCTAAAACAATACTTTCTTTGACTTTCTGGCTTTCTATGTATTCTGCGTATGCATAAAGCTCATATGCGTAAGACGCCTTGTCTTCTGGCGACAAAGACTTAATGTCTTGTGTTTTTAAGTTTAATATTATTTCTATTTCTTCATTTTCTTTTATAGGGGCAATACTCTTGGAGGATTTCCAAGCTTCTACCGCCTCCATAAACTCATTCAATTTTTCTTCGCCACTCATCTATATCCTCATTGTAGTTAAATTCTATCAACCGTATGTCGTTAAGCCCACACCACTCCCGCTTATCTGAATCTCTAGCTTTAGCTTTGTAAAAACTTAGCTTATCAGCAAAAAAGAAATTATTGAACTTGTGGTGCTGCTCGCCATGCACCTCAATCAAAAGCATTCTGTTCGGTATAAAAAAATCAGCTTTTAGCGTGCCACGTCTGCGGCTCGTTTTACTACCAACCAATGACACTTCTTCTAATATTCTATCATGTGGAAAAATTTTATCAAGTAATTTTTTTGCTTTTAGGTGGAGAGACGATCTTGAAGAACAATTCGCCTGACTAGCAGACGGATTCCAGCTATATTCTTTACCATCAAGACCTTTCACATTCATATTTGATTCTTTCTAAAAGGTTTGGAAAATTATCTTTCAACAGTAGACTATAGTCGTAGTCTATGTTTTTGTGTTTCTGACTAAAGTCTTCCATTAGTTGTGGAATGTTGGAAATCTCATATCTGGGCACTAATATCATGGGCCAGATTTTGGAAAAAATTCTATTGCCATAATTGTTTTGTACTATGGGTACTGTGTTGGTTAATATGCACTCCCATATTCTGTGGGTGTCTACGCCATTACCCTCCGGGCAGATAGCAAATTTATATGAAGATAGTGTTTTCAAAAATTGTTCTCTTGGCATTGCTGAGTCAGACAATATATCCATATTTAATAGGCGATCATAAAGATGCTCAAACCTCTTAGGAAATAAACAGTCTATGTAAGATTGTTGGTGCGCCCATTCAGCAACCCTTAGACGATAATGAGAAGTCATGGAAAAATTAGCGTAGCATAAATTTTCTTTAGGTGTGTTTCGTAATTCAGATATTGTTGGAAGGTCGTTATTTTTCCAAGGGCAGCCAATTGGAACTGGGTATATGTTTTTCTCTAATCTGTCTTTAACATTAAATTGAAACCAGTTATCAAATTTTTCAGATATAGATTTAGAATCAACAGCAACAAACGCACCCGAACAAGCACGTAGTATCGCGCCATATTTTTTGTGGTTTTCAAGGCCCCAGTCCGCGCTATATATTACTACGTTGTCACATTTGTCTTCGTTAAATTTGTGGTCCAAATCGTAATAATGTGAAACAGATTCCATTGCCGCGAAGCTGTCTTTGGACGAAGGATATATACCCATTTGTGATTCAAGAATGATTAATTTTTTTGAAAACTTTGTTAAACACCAATAAAGATCGCACCATATTTGGTCATATTCTTCGTTAAAAACCATACGACCTTTTGTAGACTTCAAATTATTAGAGATTTCCATAAAAGAACTAGCATCTAGAATTGCATCACTATTTTTCATAGCATTTCCTTAATTTGCTGTTCTAATACTTTCATTATCTTTGGGTTTTCCGCCATAAAATTATATAGCTTGTCTTGACCCTGAAATTTAAAAGCCTTAAGTAGAGCATCTTCGTCGTCGGTATCTAGTTCTGGTTTGATTTCTTTTGCAAGATCTTTATGGTCTAACATAAATTCACAAGCTAACCAAGCTCCAGCTTTACTAATCATTCCAAGATCATGGCCAAGCATAAGCAACTCCTGAGCTTTATCTATCCCATGACCATATCTGATCCAGCTTTGCACTTGTCCACCCGGAGCCCCCATTGATGAGCAGATAATTTTCCAGTTGACAACTTGGCCTATTCTTTCTTTGTTGGTATTTAGCCACGGGGTAACTGCTGAAACCCTTTCGCCCCCTCCCGCAATTTCCATTCTGGTGTCTGCTTGATATTGAATTTTGTTTCCTCCGTCCGACAATTTAGCTTTGCCAAATCCCGCAGTATTAGCAATGTAGTGCGTAACAGCAATAACTAATCCACGCTGTCTTGGTAATAGTTGTCCCATTTTCTTAGTGAAGATAGAAAGTATCTTAGGAAGTCCAGCCCTACCCGGAGTCATATCGCCATCAAGTTCTTTTGCTGGCATGAGAGAAGAAATAGAATCAATAATTAGAACAGCCCCATGATAATCTGGATGACTCATAAGCTTGTGGGCCACATCTAAAAACTCTTCCGCTGACAGTGGCTTATCTTCAGGATGTATGATTTTCATTTTTTCTGGATCTAGATCGCGCACCTCAAAATTTAAATCTTTGAGCCTGCCCTCTACGTCAAGATAAATAACTGGCCTTCCTTCTTTTTGGCAATTGGCAGCTATCTGCATGGCTGTAGTTGTTTTTCCGCTCTTGGGGTCTCCGGTTAGCGTCAACCAGCACCCCTCTCTTATGCCGCCTCCAAGCGCGATATCGATGGCGGGACTAACAGAAATGACTTTATAATTCTTTTTTTCCTCCAAAACAGCTAGACCTGTAGATATGATATTGCCATACTGTTTAGTAATTTGAGCTAAGTACTCAGGCTTTTTCGTCTTTGTCTTTGCCATGCTCTATATTCCTGATTTGCGAAAATAAGTTTTTTTGTTTGCGAGGTTTTCTACTTTTATATTCTAGCTTTTCTGGTGGGTCTAATACTCTTTTTTTAGTTTGTTTTTTTTCTTGTTGTTCCAATATCTTAGCAGATTTAGCAACGCCCTCTTCAACAAACTTTAATATCAATACAAACTTTTTAGACTTATGAAGAAACCCTAGTGAATATACGTTTTTTCCACTAGGGCTATTTAAATATTTTATGAGGGATTTTTCTCCAAATTTTTTTATCAATTTATGAGCTACTCGTACTTGAATTTTGTACTCTTCGCTGTGTGATTTATTCCAAAATTTATATTCCAAGCTTCCTGTGTTTTCTTTCTCTCTTCTCCTTATGCAAACTAATTCTGCCGCATACTGGGCGGCGCTACACGGCTGCCCCGTTGAGATACTTTTGTACTTCCGGGTGTTGTTCTTTTTTTGATCCATTTTTAAAAATCATTTTATTCAAATTTTCAGTAGACAATCCTCTAACAGAATGGGATTGTTCAAATTCATTCATTGGCCAACAAAATTTACGAACAGATATTTCTGAGCAATCATCGTTTAACAATCCAACCGTTAATGTCTGAAAAGATCTAGAAAAAGAACCATCCATAGCTTGATCTTTTGCAGCGCCCCTCACAATAAAAATTCCATCAAGTCCATTTTTATCTTCAAAGAAGATTTCGTGTGGAGCACCAAACATATACAACTCAACTTTAGCTATGGCTGCATCATTTTGCTTACAATAGTCCCTTAATCTATTCCAAGGATTTTCAAGATCGCCTCTTTCATAGTCACCATAAACTATGGTATTATCTGTTAGTGTTATTTTCCAGCTAATCATTAGCTGTGTATGGCAAAAATCTTTCATGTATCCATCAAATTTTGTACAGATCATTACTTTTCCTTAATTGTGTGAATTACCCCCGTATATCTTTTGGGTGTTGTGGATTTTCTAGACTGTTTATTTTCATCAGATTGATTTGATGCTGATTCTGTCATCACTGTTACACCCCTGTCCTCTTTTCTGGCAAAGAGGCCGTGTGTGGAGGTATCTTTTTCTTTGATTTTAGTATACTTTTCAACAACACCGACTGATCGATTAAGCTCTTTGGCAATTTCTTCTGTTTCCATTGATGAATTATTATCAATGAAATCTTTTTCTTTTTTAGATAGTGGGCCTTTTTTCATTTTAATTCTCCATTAAAAATCTTCTAGCTTTGGTAAAAAATATTCTGTTTTTAGTTTCTAAGTATTTTTTATAATTGTCAAAAGTTTCTTCGGAAACCTTTTTGAATTTATAGATGTGTGTTTGTCTTCGAGATCCAGCATAAGAAGAATCTGTTTGATAGGGATCAAGTATTTCGTTTCTACCATATTTTACGTAAAATCTTCTAGACCCATCAGAAGATATTACAGACTTAGCAATCGCCTGATCCTCAGTGGTGTTTTTTCCTTGTAAACCTATGAATTTGGTCTCAACATGTGCGGGGTCTGGAATTCCCAAATCAGACACATCCTCATTTTCCCATCTAGACATTTAATTTCTCCAATTTTTCTATGAGGTTTTTAATACATTCAGCTTCTGATGCGCCACTAATAGACCATTGGGCTTTTCTAGAAATACCATATTTTTTTAATAGGTGGTTGCCCATGACCTGATGATCAAGTGTTCCGTCTCTGTTTATTTTTCTTATGTCAATTTTCAATGTCACCATTGCGTGATGGGGATAATCTCGTCTAGGAATATCTTCGTCTTCGTCAAGATTCATATCAATCTCCGTCTCTAACCCACTTAATTTTTTGTTCTGGTGTCATGGAATTAATTTTTCTGCGTTGTTCTCTAGCGTCGGCTTGTTGTTTATCAACAAAAGCGCCATCTTTGTGCTGTTTGTCTTGTAATTCATATTTTCCCATTTTCTGAGTATTTCTATCTGCCTGATGTCCAATTGTGGTAGGCTCGCCCCTGACGAACATCGCTGGCGCATTAATAAATACTTTCACAAGGGTGGGTTTTTCGCAATGGGGACAAGTATGTGTTGAAGAATCATTAATTCCTTGTTTTATCTCAGTGTAATATGCGCATTTTTCACACTCAAAATCATATGTGGGCATCTTACATCCTTTCTTATCTGATAAGTCGTTACTAAATTATAGCACGTAAACCAACAGAAAACAATAAATATTCTAAAGCCTAGCAAGAATTTTAGATATAATCTTGTTTCTAACGATATCTTCCGATGTTAATGTGCATATGGACACACCTTCTACATCTTCTAGTCTGTCCATGCACTCACCCAATCCACCCTCGCTAGAATTATTCAAATCCGTTTGGCTTATATCTCCATTAATTACAGCCTTAGACCCCCTGCCTATTCTTGTTAGAAACATTTTAATCTGTTCGTAGGTAGCGTTTTGCGCCTCATCTAGAATCATAAATGTGTTGTGAAAATTTCTACCTCTCATGTATTCCAATGGGCACATTTCAATTGCGTTAACAGATCTTGCAGAGTTATAAGTTTCCCTACCAAGATATAATTTTATTTCTTCAATAACAGGAACTAAATAGGGTGCTATTTTTTCGGTCAAGCTTCCCGGTAAAAATCCCAGCCCCCTACCGGCCTCTACTACGGGCCTAGTTATTATAATTTTTTCTACGCTATTTTCTAAAAAGTATTCACATGCTAAGCCCACCGCAACCGCTGTTTTACCAGATCCAGCGGGGCCAGAGCAAAATGTTATATCGTCTTCAGACATACATCGAATATAGTCTGCTTGGTTTTCTGTTTTTGGTTGTAGTTTTTTTCTTTTGTGTCTATGTTTGTGTTGTAGTTTTTGTGATTTTTGTGATTTTCTTCTGGACAAATTACGCTCCTAGTGTTACATGCTTTAATATATAAAATCTCGCCCCGCGCTAAGATCTCTAACGGTGGTATCTTTGACAAGCACTATGTCGCTCCTATCGTTTTGATACGACATGGTTATTTCCAAATTTCCACCACTGGTATCTCCCCCACTATAGCTCATATCTGTAAGATAATTTCTTCGTCCCAAATCCCACACAAAATATGTGGAAGAAGGGGGTGAAGGAAATTTTTCAGCTACTAATCTTATTTTATTATTAGCGCTAAATGTTGTGTCGATGTTTAGCACGTCGGATGGAAATGGTTGCCTAGCGGTTCCCGTGAAGGAACAAGTTACCTGAACCGGCAATATCACATATCTCCAAAGATTTTGCTCCCCTTGGTCTGTTTTGGTTGCGCCGCCAGTTTCTGGGATACCACGACGCTTACCAATATCTGTAATTTCGCTATAATTTATAGCGGCGGTTATTTGAATATTGTTTATACCTAATATTTTTTTTCCATCTAGGGTCTCACTAGTATCAAATATGGTTTCAGCCTCCGAGGGAAGGATGCTAAAGTTTCCAGACAGTAAGTCCCATTTAACATCTGCTCGTTTAATAATATCTCCAGACTCAGCGCTACTGGGAAGAGTGAATCCGCTTGCACTATCAGTATCGTAGTCTGCGCTTCTGGTTATAAGAGTGATGCTTTCTGTTACGCCAGCGCCCCCTTGAGCGCTTATATTATAATTTATACTAGTTATGAGGCAATTTCTATACGTAACGTACTTTATGTCTGAAGTGTTGTCGCTTAAAAGGTCTACGGAGTCGGCACCATATAATACGGTAACATCATAATTTTTTAGCTTGTCCCCGCCATTGTTTATATTGTTGTCTGCCAATATATGGGTGTTCTCATATCCAACTTTGCCAGATGTGTAATCACTAGGATCTACGTGATAAAAGAAGTCAGAACTCTGATCTAACACCCTCTCAATAGTAATTTCAAATTCTTGTGGGGAATAGTAGTGATATTTTCTCTGAAATCTACCAATATCTGGTAATGATTGCGAGGGGAAACTGCCATTTATACCTACGCTGGTCACACCATTTAAGTATGTGCCATCGACTGGAGGCGTATCACCATCATCAGTATTTCTCTCTTTTACTAGTACGCCTTGACATGCGTAAAATACGCGACTATTTGCCATAATTAATCCTCAGATTTTACAAATATACCATCAATCATCCTACCTTTTCTGTCTTTAATGTCATCCCAAGCTTTTTCTAAACAATCTTCAAATGTGAGATTGTTGCGTTCGATTATGTTTATCATAACCACAAGCATGTCGCCTATATCATCGCGTATATCATTTCCCTTACACACACTATCTGATAGCTCTCCAAGTTCCTGAAGCAGCTTCAGTGTCTGGTCTTTATCTGTGCTACCCTCAATAAGATTTCTATCGTGATGCCAGCCAACTACGCTATTTATAAGTTCGTGTAGGTCTTTAGTGCGCTGTTCATTGCGGCAGCTATTTTCTTTCCATTTTTTACGCATGTCTTGTAACTGGATCATTCTTGCGTTTTGGTCGTGATTAGAGCATCTACTCATAATTCCATGTCTCCAAAATCCATGTCTTCTAAATCGTTTTTGCTAGCGCCTATTTTGTAGCTGGTTATTTCGTGCTCCTGTGGCGCAACCTGTACAGATTCACTACTCATCCAAGGCCCAGTCCAGCCACCAATTGGGTTCTTTCCAACATTTTCGTATGGTAAACCAATGGCTTTCCTCCTTGACATACACAACCAATCAACATATTGATGCAGTACGGTCTCATTTAATCCTATAATTGAGCCATCTTTAAATAGATAAGAGGCCCATTCTTTTTCTTCTTTTGCAGCATTTTCAAACATTTTAACGGCGCTTTCTTGGCACTGCTCGGCAGTTTTAACAAACCCCTCTTTATTTTCTTTTTGTAAAATTTTCAAAATTTCTTGAGTATTTGCGAGATGGAGAGCCTCGTCACGCTTAATTAGTTTAATAATGTCAGCATTACCAGCCATTTTTTTATTTTCGGCAAAGGCAAAGCTACATATAAAACTAACGTAGAATCTAACCGCTTCCAGAATATTTATGCTCATAATAGTCATATAGATTTGTTTTTTTAGGTCTGCTGTTTTGATTGAGCCAGAAGCCATTCCCATCAAATTATTATAATCTTCAATAGCGCTGTCGGCTCGCTTCATAATCTCTTTATCTTCATAGATGCCGCCAAAAACTTCTGAGCTATCTGCATAAACATTTTGTATAATGTATGAGTAGGATTGGCTGTGGATCTTCTCAAAGAATTGCCACGTCATCATACAGGCTTCTAGCTCGGTGTTGGTTACATATTCTAGCAACGTGGGTACACCACGACAGATAACGCTATCGAGCATAGTTTGATACTTAAGATTAGAGGTGAAAATAAATTTCTCGTTATCGGACATTTCTTTGAAGTCGCCCCTATCCTTCTTCAGTTCAATTTCTTCTGGCCTCCAGAAATTTTCCATCTGCCTGCTGTCCAGCTTTTTAAATACCGGATATTTAATAACATCATATCGCTGAACCCCCAAATCTTTTCCTAGAAAAAGTGGCTGACTCATTGGGTCTACGTTTTTAGTGTTAAATATTGTTTTCATATCGCACAGGCTCCTGATTCACATCCCATATCTTTCTCGGTATCACCATCACCATCCGGGGTGTTAGCGTAATAGAAATTCTTAAGCCCATATTTGTACCCATATATCTGATCCTTGATCAGCGTACTCAGTGGTATATTTCCATCTTCATGATGTGCATAGTTGTAATACAGATTGGTGCTCATGCTCATGTCTGTAAACTTTTGTATAACCGCAGCTATATTCATCATGCCTTTATTATCGGTCATGTCCCAAGCCATAGTGTAATAATTTTTTCTCATGTGATAATTTGGCACCAATTGCTTCAGAACGCCATTTTTAGCCTTCTTGTATAGAAGCAGGCTTCTGACTGGCTCAATGCCGTTTGTGCTATTCTGGATAACGCTGGAGGACTCACAGGGCATGATGGCAGATAGAGTAGAATGTCTGAGGCCATGTTTTTTTATTTTTTTACGAAGGGCTTTCCAGTCCATATTATATTTTGGTTTAACTAGCTCATCCACTGTTTTTTTATACCAATCAGTTGGCAAGAGACCTCTAGCATATTTTGTTTCGTGAAATTTTTCACACGGACCCTTTTTAATAGCCAAATCACAAGAGGCATTAATTAGGTGCCATTGTATTTGCTCCATTGTTTCATGTACAAGCTCAAGCGCACCATCATCATAATATTGTAATTTGTTTTTTGCTAGAAATCCCGCTAGATTTGTGATTCCGATACCTAGAGACCTACGGTTTTTGGTAAAGTTTTCGCCAGCCAACACAGGATAAGACTGGTAATCTATAATAGACTCTAATGTGCCCACAGCCATTTTACACGCTCGCTCTATGTCTTTTTCCGAACCCAGCTCTAAAAGGTTTAGCGCAGACAAAATACAAATACCTATTTCACCATCTGGGTCATCGATTGATTTTATTGGTTTTGTGGGATGGATAATTTCTTGACACAGATTAGACATATATATAGGAACATCCCAAGAGCCATGATCATTAGCGGTGTCGATATTCATCGAGTATATGCGGCCAGTTTCAAGTCGTTCACGCGCAAAAATTTCTGCAATTTTTCTAGCGGAAACTTTTCTTTTAAACTTAAAAGACCTTGTGTTCTCATATTTGATATATAACTCTTCGAATTTTTCGTTGTCGCCAAAAGCTTCATATAACCCCTTCGCTTCGTCCGGGCTAAATAAAGTAATATCTTCGTTGGCAATAAGTCGGTCATAGAACAATTTACAAAACTGCACAGAATAATCAAGCTTGCGTACACGATTATCATCTGTTCCAGCGTTGTTTTTAAGAACCATAATATCTTCAATTTCGTAATGCCAAAAGGGAATATGCACCGTGGCACTACCCCCACGTAGACCATTCTGGCTAGTAGATTTAACCGCTGATTCAAAGTTCTTAAGGTATGGAATAAGGCCAGTATGAATAACCTCCCCACCACGAATAGGTGAGTTTATTGGACGCATTCTTCCGATATTGAGGCCAATACCAGCGCGTCGAGCAGTATACTTACCAACAGCGTGTAGCGATGAAAAAATACCATCTAGATCATCCTCGATATCTACCAGCACACAACTAGCAAATTGTTTAATATTGGTTCTTACGCCAGCCATGATGGGTGTGGGTAGATTTATTTTAAATGTAGAATATGTGTCGTATGCTTCCTTGACTTCGCTCACAGTGTCAAACAAACACATAGCGATAGCCAAATAAGCAAATTGTGGTGTTTCGTAAATTTGGCCCGTGCTTCGGTTTTTAGCAAGATATTTATCAATCATCTGCTGTAATCCAGCATAAGTAAACAGGTCATCCCTAGAGTGGTTGATGTAAGAATTAAAAATGGATATTTCTTCTGGTGTCCATTTATCTAAAACCATGGGATCATATACGCCATTGTCCACTCTTATTTCCAAAAAGTGTTTAAGATCTGGACTATGATTTCCGTGTCCCCATACCTCTTTTCTTAATTCCATATTTAAAAGGCGGGCGGCCACATATTGATAATTGGGGTTGGATTCAGATATCAGATCGTTGGCTGATTTAATAAGAATTTTATGAATGTTGTCGGTTGATATGCCATCTCTAAGAGAAAGATTAGCATTCATTTCAATATCAGAAAATGACACACCATTAATCCCTTCGGTGGCCCATTGCACTACTTTGTGTATTTTTTCTACGTCATATTTTTCCGATTCTCCACTTCTTTTTTTTACGTGCATTTTCTTCTTTCAACAAAGCGACAAATTACTTGTCTATGACAATACTTATGTTTTTCGTCTTGATTTCTATGATGGTTTTGTCACCATATTTCTGTACATCAATATTATCTATCACAGACTTGATTTTGTCAACCATTTCTTCCGTAATTCCTAATTCTTCCATAACCGCATCTATAATAACGGATGTTATACCCATTATTTTTTCTCCATCTTTTCTATCAGTGTGTCAAATTTTTCGTTTATCTTGTCGTTAATGGCGAGTTTACAGTCTACCACACTGTCTTCCAGAGAATCTATTTTTACTTCTAATTTGTTTTCCATGCTTACAACTTTTTCTTCGATAGATGTCATGCGCCTATTTAATGAATCGTTCACTTTCTCCTCCAGAACAATAATTTGCTTGCTATGATTTACAATGGTCCATAGTACCCAACCCATAAGGGGAAGTACGACCATTTGCATTATACTACTAATTAGCTCCCACGCTTCTGGCATTTGAATACCCTCACAAAAAAAAAAAAAGAGGGGTGGGATATCCCACCCCCAAATCGTAACAAATTAAGATTACATACCAGTGATGGCTTTGTAATCGAAGAAGTCTCCGCCGGACGAAACGCTAAGAGTTACGAAGTCAACCTTCATAACCAATTCACCCGGAATCGCTCTTGTTGGATTAGCAGCGCTGTCGCTCTTGCGAGCCGTTGAGCCACCAACAGGGTTAACCATATCTTCATTAAGAGCATCTGGAGCTGTGGCTGTGTCCATTCCACCAGAAGCAACATCCAACCAGTTAATTCTAGCACCAATCGCTGTGCCGTCACGTTTGGTAGATGTCCAGCTAAAGCGACCATAACGGAAGGCAGTAACAGTTTTCGCACCGAAGGAATGAATAAATTGATGAATAGAATTGTTTTCTTGACCACGACCAGTAATCAAGATATTTGTCTTAGAAACACCAGAAAGAGTATCACTACTAGAAGCGATTACGTATTTTGCAGCCGCCTCATAACCAAAAGTACCAGCAGACAAAGGCTTATGATTAGCAACCAAACCATTAGCAAGCTCTCGTGGTTTTGGCCCTGAGCCAAAATCGGTCGCATTGTCTTTCAATGCCAAAGCCTTTGTGATTTGATCAGTGTTCGTGGAAGTGTTACCAAGAACAGTACCACCCTCAGTTTGAGCAATATAAGTCCCACCAGTAGTATTTACTAGATAGGCGGCCTTATTACTAGGAACTGCCATAATAGATCTCCTTTAGAAAAAAAATAATGTAATAAAATTATATTATCCTAATTATCCAAAAAAAGATCCATGTCCAATCAGATATACACAAATTAAGCAAATTTACCATTGCTTTTTTTGCATATTTTTATAGCGCGTTTTAATCGTCTTCGGGCTGTTTCTCTACTATACCCATTAGCTTTGGCTATTTCCACCATTGTCATATTGCCAAGAAATCTTTGTTTCAAAATCATAGAAACGTCATCAGGAAGCCCCGAAATAGTATCACTAAATTCAATTGAAAGATCGGATTTAGATACACCATTGATGTTTGACATATCAATTTGATTATTATCTCTATACCACATTTGTTTCTTTTTCTTTAGCTCGTTTTTAAAAGCAAAGGATAATTGTTGATATAGGTATGAAGTAAATTTGGCCCCCCTGTCGGGGTCGTATTTTTTAACACATTTCCAAAGCGTTAGCATTTTTATAGACTCTATTTCATCAAGGTCTATCGACTTAGAATACTTATTAGATACAGCATTCATTATGTTTACAATGTCTGGGTTTTTCAAATAGTTTTCAATATTATCCATTATTTCCTCTCAAAATGATACCACCAATGTCTTGTTTTAACTTTAACAAACCGCTCAGACCTTCAAGATATATTTTATCCATTGTGTCCGAAACGATATAATCAACTTTGCCTTCGGGCGAAACTAACATAGACCAATACTTTTTGGTATTAAGCTGTTCTTTTACCAAATTGACTGTAGCTTGTGTATTTTCGTTCGACAATATCTCCTCTTCGGTATAAGCACACAGTTTTTTTTCTATGTTTCTTCTTACGTCTTTTATATCAAAAAGCCTGCCGACGCCAATAAAAAAAGAATATCTGCTCAAAATTCTTAAAGCCTCAACGCCATCAATCTTTTCTATAATATTGGATATGTTTTTAGTTATATCAAAACTTGTGTACCCAAGCCAACAATCCCATCTATCAGATGGTTTCAGTGTAGATTCCTGTGAATAGATACCCAAGGGTGTATTCATTATTTTTTGGGGTTGGAGAAAAAGCTCTGGTGAAATAAGCTCTGGTGAAATATCAGAACCATTGTAGGTCATGCCCTCGGTATCGATTTCTGGTGGAGAAAAATTTGAATTTTCCATAATTTCTTGTACTCTGGCATTCCAGCTTTCCCAAGCTATTTGTTTAGGTTTAGACATGGAAACCTCCATTAAAGGATATGATTATAGTCTTATTATATCTCGTGGTGTAACCGCTAAGGATTCATCAGCCTCGTTTGTGGCTGACTCTTGACTATTTCTGTTGATTATAAATGCTTTTATTGATTCAACCATCCTAAAAAAATCTTCCTCATTATCCTCTAATACACATTGTGTCTTAAGATTATTCAATATTTGTTCCGCCAAATCATTATACGCCAAGCCAAAAAATATGGAAGCAATGGAATGTATTCCCACCTCGTTTGGCTCCCAGCCACAATCAAAACCAATTTCACCGTTTTGATCTACATAGATCTTTATTTCTGCTAAAAATTCCTCATCAGAATCCTCTAGATCGTTTGGATAGTAATTCTTCATAGTAGGCGTCCATCTCTATGTTATATTTTTCTAAATCACAATCTGGTATAAAAAACCCAGACTTATTCGATCCCAAAATTTCGGGAACATATGTTCCATACACAACTTCACATTCTTCTTGATTTAATCGTCTAAAACCAAGTATGTTTTTATTCATCCAATCAAAATCGGTATGAAAATATTTATCTGATATTTCTCTTAATGTTTCATGTTCATCTTTTGTAGACATATACCCATGGGGTATTTTATTATCGTCCGTAAAAAATATTTGAAAATGTCTAGGATCAGAAAAGTGTAAATTTTTAATAGACTGGACAACTATAAAAGTTAATCTAATCCTCATTGGTTTCCTTTGCTGTTGTTTCACGATGAGCGTCTTGGATCTGTAATTTAACTTTTTCTAAAACCTCAAGCCGTGAAGCCGCTTTTGCATATTCTTCTAGCGCCAGCATCAACTGATCATATCGATTGTTTTGTGCCTGATCCTGCACACAAACATTTATTTCAAATGCATACTTATCTAGTGTCGCTCTAATTTGACTTTCTACTGATTCTATTAAATTCATTTGTTTCCTTTCTGTGACCCTATTATAGCAAAACTCTATACGAAGATCAAGCTAATTATTCAAACACCAAGCAAAAGCCATAAATTTTTTACTAAGATCAAGCTTTTCTTCTGTTGTGGCGTCATGGTTTTCATTTCCTAATATTGAAACCATAGCGCCTTGGGTTGCTGGTGAAAGTTTTTGATACTTTCCCTTTAGTGTCTCGCCAAAAATGTTTTTAGCGGCTTCAACATAAATATCGTTTATTTGTTGGGCTGAAGCATCATAATTTTTAATCCTCTCAGCAAATGTTTTATTAAAAATACAAAGTTTTAGCTTGTCCACGGGGTCCGTGATTGAATCAGACACAGAGTCCCATTCTTCTATCATATTGTCTTCAGGTTTTTCAATCGTTATCTTTGTGTCATTGTTTGGTATAGTTGGTATAATATTTCCCAAATCGTTCCAGAAAAACGCAACTAATATCATACAAAACCCAATTAACAATCTAAGTCTGTTGCTCATGATTACTCCCATCTTGTTTAGGGGATGGAGGTTTATAGTTTCTAAGTTTGGCAAACATTGGGAAAACCTCTTCAAGTTTTTCTTGGGCGCTTGTCAGGTTTTTTTCTGCGCAGGCGTTGTATAAAACCTCCCATTTATATACAATTGATGTTAAGGCGTTAACTTCAATATTCTTAATGGGGGGAGTTGGTAAAGGGTTATCTGGAGTATCAGGAGCTTGTTTAAAAAAATCCCTAATAACGGGAAGTATTAAAAACACACCTCCACCAAGAAGAACCCATTGAAACATGGTCAATTCTTTAAAAAAGTCAATCATTTATTTTTCCTCTAAAGATTATGTGGTTTCTCTAACAGTGTCCCCAATAACCCAAGCTACCACAATTGTGGCTATTCCGACAATTTGCTCAGTATCAAGCTGGATACCAAAAAGCTCGGATGAGCACACAGCAGCAAGACCCACAGCGGACACCCAGAATCTACGTGACCCCAGTAAAGATTTTAATTTGCCATCGTTCATATTGTATCTCCAATAAAGTTAAACATGTAAGAAGAATCTCATCTTCTAAAAAAATTACTAAAAATCCTTCTCCTGTTTCCATTGTTATTAGGAAAGCATTCCGTTATCTCTTCTTCTATTCGTTTTTTTTAGCATGGTATGGGCAATCTGTTTGATGGCCGTCTCCATGGGTTATTTTGCCAGTTCCACCACATATACACTTCTCAGGATCTGGATCTGGCCCACTTGGTGTGTCGTCTGGATTTGGTATTGTTTTAAGAATCTTTTCTTCAGCCAAATCAAAAGCTTCATTTGTCTGGTTTATTATAGTTTGTATTTCGTCATTTGACCACCCAAAACTTGAATTGGTTTTGGAGTTTTGAGAAAATGCTAGGAGAACAATCCCCAAAATAATACCTACCACTACTTTAGTGGTCATATCTTCTTTTTTTTCTGTGTTCATTTAGAAAACCTCATCTATTGTCCAATCTATTTCTCTAGAGGGAAAACCGTCTACATCGCTAAAGACCCACGCAGTACCAGAAGAAAGCATCCCACGGGCATCTTTTTCTCTAATCCAGAAGCTTCCTTCGGGTTGCCCTAATCTTTTGGGTCCAGAATTCCACTTGCCCCAACTATTAGCTATTAAAAATAATGTTTCATTGTATATCTCTCGACTGTCATCACAGGCCACCCAAGCCATAGCATGGCTCCAGCCACCAGATCTTTTGGCTATGCCATTTTTATCTCTTACACTGGAAAACCCATATCCAGAACAAACAGACAACGCATAACCATTAGCTAGAGCGTCCCTAGCCTCTTCTATGGTTCTAATATTAGATATTGTTTTTACTTGATGTTTTTTTGCTTCTGTTATGTATACACTATTTGGAATTCTAGACCTAGCACCCAGACTGGAATTATATTTTGATAGATCTACAGACCCATAATCTTTTCTCAGTAATATACCGCCCTTTTGATTTACATATCTGGCCGCAGTGGTACATGTCATGCCTTGACCACCATGGCCTCTTGATTGGTATATTGCCTCTGTTGCGCCCCTCGCTACAAATTCTTCACTATCACCCTTGATATCTATTTCAACAGCCCTTGTGATATCTACAGCATTTCTTGTCGAGTGAGACACACAATCACCAGTTGTTTGTTTCTCTAGCGGACCAAACCCCGGATCAAATTTTAACAAAGACTTAAAAGGGAGAGATACTTTACCCTCGCCATCACCATAAAGATCGTAAGCAGCAGCACCAAATATAGGCATGGGAAGCTCACCCATAAGTGTCGCAGTGTCTTCAGGATCACAAATACTACCAACAAATCCGTCTCTGTATAGGTTTAATATTTTGCGTGGTGTACTAAAGTCCATTGATAACCTCTTGGGCTGAATTGTGCCATGAAAAATGATTTGCGGTTTTTACGCCTGCGCTGTTTAATTGGAGTCCGCTTTGCTTGTTTGCGTGAATGGCTCGGAGGTGTGATACAAGCTGTTCTTCTTGGTTTGCAGAAAGTTGTGCCCACTTTCCATGCGATCCAGAAAAAAATACTCCATCATAAGCTGTTTCTAGGTTTTCTATATCTATCAAATGAGAATTATCTGTATTGCAGAATTCAGTATGGGCAGAATAGTTAGTTGTTATTACCTGCTTTCCACACGCCATCATTTCGAGAAGCTCTAAATTCCAACCTTCTGCTCTGGCTGGAAAAACCCCACAATCAGATTGCAACATAATGCTATACACATCTCTATGTGTGGACTGTCTGGGAATGATCCTTATTTTATCTCCAAGAGGGCTGTTTTTGTATAGCTGCTGCCAGTCGTTGTTCTGTTCGCCTATGAATGGATTATCGCACATCATCCAAAGCTCAACATCATCAGATTGGGTAAAAGCGTCATTAAAACACTTTAAAAGAACATCGTGACCCTTTCTCTTTTCCCACTTACCACAATTAAAGAATATGGTAACTGGTCTTTTAGATAGACCGGGCTGAAAAATATCCACATCCACGCCAAGGGGTACGACATGCACATCTTCGGGAGTAAATTTAGTTTGATCTACCACTACATTTTTAGCCCATCTAGAGCATACAAATATCTTGTCGCAGTGGTGGAGGCTTCTGATCTCTTCTTCGTTAAACTCCGTAAGCTCAAAGACGGGAAATCCAATATGTAGATTTTTACCAACATGAAAATGAAGATCGTTCTGGTGCCACAGTTTTACAGATGGGGCATCTTTAAGAGATCCCCTATTTTTAAGGCCAGCAACAATATACTCGTCTATAAATTCTGGCTTATGAATAGGATAAAGGGCGACGGACGGATGAAGTTTATATAACTCTTTATAAATATTATATCCAGCCACCCCATATCCCAAACTATTAATGGGCGCAGTTAAGTTTAACAATTTAGTCCTCGTATTTATTTCCAAAGTTCCAAGCTAAATATTTTATAGCCTAAATAGTACATCCATAAAGCTCCTATAGCGGACACTGATAACAGTGGAGCCAATATAAGAAACATCAAAATAATGTCTGATATTACTTCTGTAAATTTTTGATATATCTTCATTTTACTATCTGTAATATCTATACTGTCCTGTTCTTGGATCAAACAAAGTATATCCCTTTGGAACATAATAGCCACCATACGTGCCAAATTGCACATATTTACGACAAGGAGAAACGACAACAGGCCCAAAGTTAATATTACTTCCTTGAAAATACCATTGTACTTGCGGTTGATATCCTATAGTTGGGCCATGGTGATAATGGTAGTAATTGTGATAATGGTTATGCCAATTTCCATTGTGATGATGCCAATAATCTTGAGCATTACAATTTCCCGCAATGGCTAATACAAAGACGATAGCTAGAATTAATTTCCACATTATGTATTTACCTTTCTATTTCTACCAACCCAGTCGGACTGGGGCTGTTCCAAGTCAAGATCTTGTGTATAATCTACAAGCAACTCTTCACCGGAAGCGATATCCCGTAAAGTTACCAAATATTTTATTTTACCTTTCGTTATAGACGCACAGTTTGGGTCATAGGAATGATTGTATAAAAAATTTGGAGATAAATTTGTCCACATTGTCGTTTTTTCAACATCAAAAGACGACGAAGCATGATGTGTGACAAATAGATTTTGTCCTTTTTTTATATCTATATTAGAAAATATCCCTTTTCCATGCACACTACTTTTTTTTAAGTCAAATTCTTTAATATTACACCTCGGCTAGAATACTACTTATCGGGACCACGATCTTTCTTGTCTTTACCAAATCCCTGAGT